CATCTTGTCAGCTTTTTCTTTTTCTCTATCATCTAAAGGTTTTTCTTCTGCTTCTAAAACTAACATTACACTATCTACTATTTCCGTGTTGATACCCTTTGATAGACAAATCTCTTTTAGTAAGGTTAAATGGTAAGCGTTCTTTGGATTAGGTATACCCGTAGGTACAATTCTTCTCCACTCTATAAAAAGACTATCTAGGTTAAAACTCATAATTCTTCAATGTCCCATATGTATTGCCAACTTTACTATGAATAATAAAGTCATCTTCTTGTAAGATGTTTTGGATGTCGTGTATTGTTTCTTTCCCATCTTCTTTGGCGTAATCAAATAAAAAACTATCGTAGTTATAATGAACTATGTTAGTCTTCTTCTCTAATAAATATGTGTGTAATTTGTTTAAAATAGTAACATTCCGTTCTGTTTCATACGATTGTATGTAGTAGTTAAATAACTTTTGAGCATTTAGGTCACCTAAATTAGCTCTCTTCATTGGTCGTTTATAAATATGTGATAGGATATGATTCCGTGTCATATATTCGTCATAAAGTATGGTTACTAGATTTTCTACACCTCTGAAAAACTCACTCATCTTAGCAATATCTTTTCTTACACCACCATATAAATTTTGGAATGTTATTGTTTTAGCTTCTGACTCTGTAACATTAAGGTCATCTGCTAACTTACCATAAACCGATGAGTTACCGAAGTCATAGTCAATTAATTTAGCAATCAACCTTGGGTGATAAGAAGCAAAGTCAAACTCAACAAATACATCGTTAAGTGGTGAAAAGGCTTTCCTCATATCAGGTGTAAGAGCAGCAAAGTTAAGATGATGTATAGAGTTAGATGGTCTTGATGTGGTTGTAAAAAAGTTATAGTTCTGATATATCTTTTTATTATGAATATACTTTAACATATGCTCACCGAATATCGTTGTAAAGTCTGTATTTACTCCAATACCATTTTGTTCTAACTCACCGAAGGCATTTTTGAAATCATCGTGAAACTTCATAAATGATCTATCGTCATATATGCTATCGTATTTTGGAACTTTTTCACATAATTGTTCTATCATCTTATCTAACGGATAGTAATATGTAAAATCATCTTGGTCGTAAAAGTTGTCCCATTGTATATGTTCAAGTGGTTGGTTTAACATCCAATAGTTTAGGATGTCAGCACAATACTTAGGGCGACCGGCAAAAGAATAAGCATGTCCAATTTTCCAATCATCAATCAGCATACCCTCGTCTGCTGGATAATCTATTTCTGTTGTTATATGTTCGTAATGGTCAGCATAAACTAACTTATGTTCTATAGCATCATACATAAGAACTAGCTTGTTTAGGGGATGTGATTTTGACCAGTTAGGCTTAGTAGTAACCATTTTTACCATATGGTAAGTTAAGGATAATTTACTAGAAAGTCAAGATGTTATTTTATTTATTATGTTCTGCAAAAACCGCATCAAATCTTTTCTTGATAGCAACATAATCTTTCCATAGTAAGTATTCAAATTTATCTAATTGCATTTTTATGTATTTAGTTGGAATAAGTATGTTTGGTAAAATATTAAAATCCTTATGTCCTGTGATATTGAGGTTGGTAAAATTAGTCGGCGAAAGTCCTGGACCAATTTTATCTTCTATCCTCCAAACAATTGTATCAAAGAAATAAGGATTTGTTATTTTTTTTGTACCCGTTTTAAGAAATTCCTTTGAAACAGCAATATTAGGAGATATATTCTGTGATATACTTTTTATAATATTATCTATATCTACTTGAGTATCATCAAGACCAGCACTTAAACCTGGCGTATCAAGAGCACTTAATATGTATGATCCATATTCTTCACCTATTTCTGGTATCTTTAAGGATTTATCTGTATAATCCACTTTATCTGCATTATTATATGCATTTTTTTCATTTAATCTAGGTATAACATAAATTTCGCCTGATTTTACATCTTTTATTTTTAATGACTTCGTTCCGAATACAAGACCAGCTTTTCTAAGATGGAAAGTAAATCCATTACCCTCTGAGTTTGCTAACTCCCAATTAATTACATCATCCCCTAATAGTAAATTGGACATTGATTGATAATATGCTAATTCACCTCGTGTAAGTTCAGATGGGTGTTTAACCTGAAATCCTATTCTATCCGTAAAAACATTGGTGTTTCCACCAAAAAATTTCTTTTTTTCTCTTCTTAATTTATCTATTTCTTTTCGCTTTAAGTTAGGATCTAAATCAAATGTTGTTTTACTAATTGTAATATCTGGAATATCATCATATGTTTCACCCAAAGCTTTAGCATCATCACGGTTAGCTGCAGAATCACCTTCCAATGTTAAATTTTCAGTTCCAGCATCCTTTACATTTGTAGCCAAATGCTCCACGGCTAGATTTTCCATATCACCATCACCTATGTTTTCTTGTATTTCAGAAATTATTTGTTTTTGTAAAGTCGGATGAAATCTTACTTCCACTTGCACATCATCACTTGGTAAATCACCAAATTGATAATATTTTTCAGTAGACCGTAGCCTCATAACAGTAGTATATGTTGTATCCCACATTGAAGTTCCAATACTATGATCAACACCAACAATCTGAAAATAAACTCTTTCTTTGTAATGCTTTGGTAAAAAATTAACACTAAAATAATCACCTATACCTAAAAAGTTATTTCCATACACTTTAAGAGTTAATGAAATAGGCATAACCGGAGATATGCCATTATCACTTGTATTTACAAAATTAGCAATCTTAGCTTTTAATAGTTCTGAATCCCTTCTACTTTTAGCATAAACTATTTGTTTTCCGTCATCTGTTTCTGTTGGTAAATCATCATCATTTTCAATTTTTGGTGGTGTTGTATCATCAACACCATTATTTTCAGGATCATCTAAGTTATCAATTACGGATTGTCTTGAATTTATATATTCATCAAACCTTTGACTCGGTGTTATTCCTGCACTAGCACCATAAAAACTATTAGTTACTCCATCTACTTTTTTACTATCTAATACTTTTGATAAATTAAGAGATAGAGCTTTTTGTGTTGCTGGTACATCACCATATATAGGAAAGTGTCTAACCTTAAATTTTCTTTTGCCACCACTAATAGAATTTATAAGATTAAATTTATCTAATTCATCTTCACCAAAAATAGTAGGTTGTTTTAAATTACCAATAGCAATCATACTTGACAATCCAGCCTTTGGTGTTTCAAATTTTAAGTCTGAATTTAAGACTATGGTGTTACCACTAGTTAAATCAAACTCTAACATTTCATCCCCATCTTCATTAGTTACATTAACATCATGAAATGCAATAGATGCTTGAGCGTCATTATTAGCTACCATTTTAATGTTTATTATACCACCAGAATCACTTTTTATTTCATCAAAAATAGATTCTAAAGCATCATTGACATTAGTAGATTTTGAAAATGCTTCTGATATAGTAGGAACGGCAATAAATAAATCTCTTAATGGTATTCTTCTGTTTTCTATATCAGTTTTAGTATCTGTCCATTGTGTTGGTTTGTTTTTATTATAAGTGTCATTCCAAACATCAGGATACAAATATGAAGTACGCTCATCAGCGTCTTGAAAAGGTAGAGATTGTAATGTATATAAGTTTTCATCATATCTAGCATAAGAATTAGCATTACTAAATGTATTTTCATAAGGAGCATCTTCTGTACGGACAACTACCTTACCATCATCATCTTTTATTTGCCAAAACGATATAAAATTATTTAAAAACTTATCTTCAAATAATCCAAATGATATGTAAAGTGCTTCTTTTTGGTCTAGTTTATCTTCTTCATTATTACCACCTGATAAGTTTTGGTAATACACACCTGATTTCTTTGATACATTACCTATTAAAGCAGTAGCACCAGGTTTTGTATTAGCATCAAAAAAATCATTAGTTAATTTTTTTCGTTCTTGATAGTCAAGTTTGTTTATTTCTTTTAGATTAAATATACCATCGATTCTGTTTCTAGGAACACCAGAAAAATTTAAGAAATATCCCATTATTAATTCTTCTATAGCGTTATTAAACATAAACTTTAAATTATTATCATCATCAACAGTTTTGTCTAACAAAGCATAATTAGATGATACAAATTCTAAGTTACATACAAATGAACCCTTATCATCTACATTAACATCATATTTTGTAACTTGACCACTAAGTGTTGTTTTAAAACCTTCTCCTATCTGCTTATCATCTTTAAATATATCAGTATAAAACCCGTTCATACTTAAATTTGTATTTGTTATTAAATCTTTTGGATTATACAAACTTAAATTTTTATCAGACCACCCAAAATCAACAAATACAGTAGCACCTGGTTTTAAAAAAAATGGTAAAAATATTGTTTCAAAATCTTCTTTATTATGTACAATAAAATTAACAGTAGTTCTACGAAGAGCACCAACAGAACCTTCTGATTTAGAGTTTATTGATGTTATACCAGAAGCTGGTTTTAAATAAGGATTATCTCTTAGTTGATTACCAACTGGTTTATTTGGACTAGAATCATATGTATTTTCTTCATTTGTATTGATGGTGTAGATAGTATTTTTAGAGTCAACTTCGTTTTTGTCTTTATCTAATTCTGTTGTATTAATAGCAACCCACATTCTAGCATATGGAGTTCTATCCCCAAGATATGTTTGATCTGTTGAAAATTCGGATTGAAGTGAGTCGCTTGGTTGTATCTCAAACGTGCCCCTTTGCATGTTATTTAGATATGTTCTAATATTACCATCAACATTAGAACCAAAAATTTTTTTACTTAAATTCATTTTATTTTAAAACTGCTTTTTCTGTTGAAACCGGCACCCTTAACTGAGTTCCAGCCTCAATGTTATTGGATGATAAATTATTTACTGAAGCAACATACCACCATAGTTCAGTTGTTCCGTAGTATTCTTGTGCTATTAAATCACACCTATCACCTTGTGTAGCGATAAGAAGAATATCTGAATTTTTATCTTCATGTTTTGGAAGATAAGATGTTCCTATAGTTGTTATACCGTTACTAGAAATTTTTTCTACATTATCATATCTAGCCATTATCTACCCCTTCCATAAAATTTATCACCCATCTGTGGTGGTTTTTTATTTAATATCTGATATGATATAGCTATATCAAATAATCTTGGTAATGCTCTTAAAGCATCCCAATCACCCTCACCAGGTACAGTATATGATATTGATTTAATAAATCCAAATTGACCTTTTTTTGGTGTTCCAATATGAGCCATATAAAGTTCTGTAAATGGTGGTTGCATTCTTAATACTGATTTATTTTCCACGAGTACAGCTGCAGCACCTATACCCACCTTGTCAAACTCACCTTGATAATTTGGATAAGCCAATGAAGTTAAATATTCTATCTTTTCGTACATAGTTTCAAATTCAGGTCCATTATTTGGATATACTCTAAGATTAAAACTTATATCTCTTTCGGCTCTTTCATACATATAAACAGGCTCACTTCTGCCAATGTAATTTGTAGATGTAAATGATGGACTAACATTTTCTGTTATACCGGTTACAAATCCTCTAAAGTAAACAAAACTACCACCTTTTCTTAAATCTTTTATTTTTACATAAAAATCACCCTTTACAAATGCAGCAGTATCTCCATCATCACTACTTGTTGGTCCTCTTTTGTTTACAAGGTCTTGACTAGGCGTAGTATTTAAATCTAAAAATGGAGTTCTTCTTAATATAGGTACTTGAGCAACTGAGTCTAATTTATTTATTGCCGCTTCTCGTAATTTTTCTAATGGTATTTTAAAAATTGGTCTTAGGTCTTGGGGTACTTTTGTTTTTTCTATTACTTTTTTTATACCAAGTGTCGCATCACCTTGTATACCAAAGGGTAGTCCTATTGAAGTTCTATCAGAATATCTAATTTTAAATGGTTTTCTTATAGTACCTAATCCAGCACCTTGTATTTTTTGAGGAGCACCAAGTAAACTTAAAAATCCAGTAAGTGGTAAAGGAACCGGCGGTGCCATAATAGAACCAAATGTTCCATCTATAAGTCCCGAAACTCCTCCAGCTTTAGCACCTATAAGAG